ACCCGTATAAACATATCGACGACACCACACTTCCGGCCTATATGCCGAAGCGTGGTCAGGCCTCTGACGTACGCGGGCCGCGCACTGAACAACGTCCCATGACTCATGTGGAGGCCGCGAAAGCCCTGCGCGATAAGTTCAGCGCCGACGGCCTTACCTGGACGCCGGAACATTACCGCCAGTTAACGGCACAGTACCCGGACGGCGTACCGGAAGCTGCACTGGATGAAGTCATGGCCACGCTGACCACGCCGGCACGCAGCAGTGTTATCAGCATTGTTAACGGCAACTGAGGAGGAAAACATGCTGGTACTGAAGCAGCAACTGAAAGAGGCCCGTATCCCACAGGCGGTGGTGGCGAGAGCTGTCGATGTTTCTGAGGCCACGCTGGCCCAGATTGTGAATCATAACGCGTGGCCCCGCACCAGCCCCGGAGAAGTGCGCCGGCGTCTTGCGTCCTGGCTGGAAAGTCAGGGGATTGATACAACGAAGAGTTTTGATGCTGTACAGGGCGCAGCCACGCCCCGTACAGCGGGTACCACAGATAAAACGAGCCTCAGTGAGGAAGAGAATATGTTACTCAAAAAACAGGTGTTATTTCCAGCAACCAAAAAAGCGTTTGGTCTTTTCCGTGACCCGTTCGCCGATGAAGCCATGCAGGGTTCTGATGATGTGTTCACCACCCCGGACATTCGCTACGTGCGTGAGGCGTTGTACCAGACAGCCCGTCATGGTGGGTTTATGGCCGTCATCGGTGAGTCCGGTGCGGGTAAATCCACGCTGCGCCGCGACCTGACTGAACGTATCAACCGCGAGAATGCGCCGGTAATTGTTATCGAGCCATACATCATCGCTATGGAAGACAACGATGTGAAAGGGAAAACCCTGAAGGCAGCAGCGATTGCCGAAGCCATTATCAGTACCATCGCACCACTGGAAAGCATCAGACGCAGTCAGGACGCCCGCTTTCGCCAGTTGCATCGCGTCCTGAAAGACAGCAGCCAGGCGGGGTTCAGCCACGTTTTGGTGATTGAGGAGGCCCACAGTCTGCCCATTCCGACACTGAAACACCTCAAACGCTTTTTTGAGCTGGAGTCCGGTTTCAAAAAACTGCTGTCCATCGTGCTGATTGGCCAGCCGGAACTGGCGACAAAACTGTCTGAACGCAATATGGAAGTCCGTGAAGTCGTTCAGCGTTGTGAGGTGGTCGAACTTCTGCCTCTGGACAATAACCTTGAAGAATTTCTGACGTTCAAACTGCAACGGGCCGGTAAACAACTGACGGACATTATGGACGCCAGCGCAGTGGATGCCATACGTGCCCGCCTGAGCAATCCGGGAAGTCATCGTAAAAATATGGTCAGCCTGCTGTATCCGCTGGCCGTCAGTAACCTGGTGATAGCCGCCATGAATCTGGCCGCTGAAATCGGGGTTCCACAGGTCAACGCTGACGTTGTCAAAGGGGTTTAATAATGAAATCCACCACAGGTATCAACCAGCAAATCAGCAAAGTGCAGTCAGCCATTATGGCGCTTAAGGCGACGAACACGGATGTACAAAGCATCACCATCAGGGGTAACAAACCTGTCATCCGCGTTTCCCGGAGTGCGCATTGCATGCGCATGCTTGAGCAGGGAAAGGCCTGTTATCTGTATACCGGACATGACCACAGGGGATATTTCCGTCAGGGCGTTTTCGAACTGCACGGCTGTCGCGTCGTGTGGCCGGAATCTTTGTGGTAATCAGCACAACAGGAGGAGTCATAAAATATGGCAAAAAGTACAAAAGGGGCAAAACGTATCAAAGCCGCAGCAGCACTCTGGGTGCCGGGGACACGCGAAGAGGTCATTGAGGGAATCAGACTGCTTGGTGACGCGCAACGTGAACTGGTCAGGGCTGAAACAGAAATGAATGACACCATTGGCGACATCACTGCACGTTATGCCCCGCTCACCGAGAGCCTGAAAAAACGCATGGCCGAACTGCAGTCCGGTATCCAGACATGGTGTGAGGCGCACCGTGATGAACTGACCGGCAACGGGAAGGTGAAGTTCGCTAACCTCACCACCGGCGAGGTGCAGTGGCGAAACCGTCCGCCGTCAGTCAGCATTCGCGGGGCGGATAATGTCATTGAACTGCTGAGACGTCTGGGGCTTGAGCGCTTTATTCGTGTAAAGGAGGAAATAAATAAAGATGCCATTCTGAATGAAAAAGAGGCCGTGAAAAATATTCCCGGTATTTCCATTAAAAGCGACATTGAGGATTTTTCAATAATTCCTTTTGAGCAGGATGTGCAGTAAACACACCACGTTAATTATTTAATAAAAACATTTTCTTTTTTATTCCGGCGTCAGCGCCGTGGGCTTCTGCACGCCGGAAACAGAGGAGAATTAAATTATGATATTTAAATGTATTCAGTGCGAGAGGGATATAACAGCCCTGCGTTTTCACAGCGCCATCGCCGTGATGTCCGGTAAGTATCACATACCTGCAGTACGTGTCACCCTGGTCTGCCCGTACTGCAGCCAGCATTTTTCGGCGGACGTGCCCGTCATGGAATTCTCCCGCCCTGACAGGGAGGACGCGCAATGATTACCCCACAGGAAGCACGACAGCGCACCCAAACCCTTGTTGAACACTATGTCAACGAGTGTGAATGCCGCGACCTCACCGATGTGAATCACGTCCTGACGGCGCTAATCAGCATGGCCACACAGGCCATTGTGGCGACCAACGGAAAGGAGGCTGCCCTGCAGGTACTGATGAACACACTCACCCACACGGCAGAGCATGAGGTGCCGTACCGGATGGAAACCACTGCAGAAGGCGGCCTGCACATCACCGTCAGCCGGAAGCACTGAGGGCGCGGCATGACACGAAACACCGAACTCACCCGCACCGCCCTCTACCGTCTGGCCCTGCAGCGTTTCGGGCCGGACGCACAGGCCCTGAAACTGGCAGAAGAGGCCGCTGAACTGGCGGCCAGTGCCGCCCGCAACCTGAACGGACAGGGCAGCGAAAGTGACCTCGCGGCAGAGCTGGCAGACGTGGAAATCATGACAGAGCAACTGCGCCTTCAGGGGATGGACCGGCTGATTGACTTCCACAAACAGAAAAAACTGGAACGTCTGGCTGCACGACTGGGCGTGATTTACACGAACGAGTAACCGGGAGGCATTCAATGGCTGACATACTCAGGGAAATCACCGCATGGACACTGATTCTTACTGGCCTGGCGACATGCCTCAGTGCGGGGGCAGCCCTGGCTGCCCTGCTGATGCACATAACAACACAGTGGTTATGGGAAAAGCTTAAAGCAGCATACAGCCTGAAAGAGCTGTCCGACGCTGTCCGGGCATGGAAACGGCAGAAAAATACCGGAGATACAGAACAATGACAGACCAGAATAAACACATTGAGAAACTGAAAAAGTTGCTGGCGCTGGCCGCATCCGGCAACCCGCACGAGGCCGCTCTGGCACTGCGCCGAGCCCGTAAACTGATGGATGTTCACGGCATCACACATTCCGACATTGCTATGAGTGATATTGATGAAACCATCAGTCACTACTGGCCGACAGGCAGTCTCCGTCCACCGCGCTACATGCTGGGCCTGATGAACATCATCCGCGAGGTATTTGGTGTTAACTCCATCATTCACCCCGGCACGCACCCGTCTGTGGGGTTCTACGGCAACCGGGAACGTGCGGCACTGGCTGCATACACCTGGGAAGTGCTGGCCCGTCAGCTGAAAAAGGCGCGTCAGCAGTATATCAGTGCACAGAACAAAAGAATAAAAACCGCCACCCGCACCAGCCGTGGAGACCAGTTTGCCGAAGGCTGGGTGCTGGCCGTTATCAGTGAAATACAGTCCTTTGCCCTGACCGATGATGAGCGTGAACTGATGCAGCAGTGGCTGGAACATAAATACCCGCAGACGCAAACCACCAGGGCGCGTAAACCGGGAAGAAGCCGCAATGGCGACGCCTCGCGCTATGCGGGGTTTCGTGAAGGGCAGAACGTCAGACTGCACCGCCCGGTCAGTGGGCAGGAACAACAGAAACTGGAGGCCAGATGATTACGCTATCAGGTAACAGCCGGAAATTAAAAGCCTGCCGAATATCTGCCAGATACCTTTTTGCCCGCGCCTTTTTTAAGAACGTCAGGCCGGGGATCACAATTGGTGTTATTGCCGGACGCGAACAGGTTGAAAAATACATGTCAGGTGCATGGTGGAATAACGACCCTGTCATTGCTGCCCGTAATATTCATATCAGTTGGGGGGATATTCAGAATGACGGCTGAATCTGTTGTATGTGCCCTGTTCTGGTATTGTTTTGTCGGTTGGTGTACTGCTGAACTGCACCGCCGTTCAGGGTTTTATTCACGTTACAGTGGTGCCGGCTACTGGATTAGCTGGTCGGTGATGTTCCTGTGCTGGCCTGTGGCGCTTCCTTTATATGTCGATTATATCGGTGGCGCAGGTAAAAGGAGCAACGATGATGACTAAACAACGTCTTATCCAGCTCATTCATATTGCCCGTAATGAACTGGGTATGGATGAAGACACCTACCGCCAGATGTTACAGGGGCTGACCGGTAAAGCCTCAACCAAAGGAATGGATACCACACAACTAAACTGCGTGCTGGAATCCATGAAAAGGAAAGGCTTTCGCGTTAAGCCTGCCAGAAAAGCCAGCTCCGGTTTACCGCTGGATAACCATCCGCAGTCCAGGAAAATCCGTGCGCTATGGCTTGAAATGGCTGCTGCCGGCATTGTTCGTGACCGTTCAGAAAATGCATTAGCGCGGTGGATCAAGCGGGAAACGGGCATCAGCGCCCTGCGCTGGCTCAATACTGAACAGGCAAGCAGTGTTATTGAGAAACTGAAGAAGTGGCAGCGCAGAGCTGCGGGAGTAAAACATGAGCGACCTGAATCAGTTTCGAAGTAAAGGGCCGGAACTCCTGGTGGAACTGGCACAGCATACCTCTGAGACCGTTCGCGAGATTATTGATATTGAGCCCGCAATTGCCGACCAGATTGGTCAGGCCGTCGCGAACCGAATGATGCAGGTCTGGGGCGGGCAAAACGTTTATTTCCCGATGGGCATGGTATGGAAGGTCAGTCAGCGCGACCGGGAAATCTTCAGGGAGTTTAACGGACGCAACCACCACGAACTGGCCCGCAATTTTGGTGTTTCGCTTCAGTGGGTCTACAGCGTGGTTAAGCGGGTCAGAAAAGAAGAACTGGATCGGATGCAGGGCAGGTTGTTTGATGAAGATCTGCCAGAGGAGACGAAAGACGTTAACAAATCCAGATAATTCCTGCTTGTTAAAGTCCTTTCAAAAATCTCCTTATTGTATAAGAGCACGGTAGACCCTTTACCGTGCTTTTTTTATGCTCTCTATGTAATATTCAGGATGCAGGGAGAAAATATGTTTGACGTTTCGTTATTAAATCTGCCATGGGCAACACTGGTGACCCTGACCAGTGGCTATATTGGGTATTTTATTGCGAATGTGGGGCTGAAGGATCACCACAAACCCATTGAGGTGACTTTTTCTTCGCTGATTTTTGGCCTGACAGCAATGATGGCTTACCAGGCTGTTATGTGGGCAGGTCTGAATGCCTGGCTGGCAACCCCCCCAGCACTTCTGTGTGCCGTTACATGCGGTGCGTGGTGGCGCAGGTACGGTCGCAAATGGATGTACAGATTACTGTGGAATAATGATATTTCATGGTCTGACAATACCAGCTCAGCATGGCAGGCAATGTTTGATCAAACAGGCTTCAGCGTCACCGAGGTCAGAGTGATTCTTCGCGATGGTTCCGGTATGATGTCACGGCTGCCAGGGAACTTTGAAGAGTGGCCTAACGGTCCGTTTACCCTGGGAAATAAAGGCGATATGGTTCTTTACGTCACGCACAGCAGCCCTTCAGGAAGTAACGAATGGGAAGAGTATAAAGGCGTGGTTGATAAGTACTGGGGAGCTCTGGCAACCTATATTCCAGCAGATCAGATTGCCAGAGTGGAGATCAGGCGCGTTCGTGCAACGAACGATGAATGATGTTTATTTTTTCCCTGGAGCAGGAGCTGCCGGCATAGTGGTTTTATTGGCAGAGGAAGACGATTCTCCTTTTCTACCGGAATCGCGCTCGAACGTCACAATGTGCTTGCTTTTGGGCTTTTCTGAGTAATCCAGGCTGTCATGCTTATTGTTTTGAGTAGTCATTGGAATCATCCTTTTTGTTACGGGTCATGTTTCAGCAAACTCGATTCTAAGTTGCCAGGAAGGATGATTTCAATGCCCGACTTATCTATCGTATAGCGGAAAAGAATTTCAGTTCTGTTCACCAGAACCCATGTTAACCCACTCCAATTCGTTATTTATCTCACGGATCCCCCTTCATTTATCTCATGTCTGATCAACCAGTAGTTATTACTGTCTACCGGAACACTGACGGTAACCTGCGGTTCAGTATTGCTGGCGTGTTCCGGTTGCGAAGTGAACCAGCGTACCGCGCGGTGACGATTTTCTCGTTGTGAATGGCCGATAAACCAGGGTTGGGTGACATAGCCGTAATAACGCGTTGGTACATTGCGCGTAAACAAGGTCGGCAGCGTCGAAACGTAAAATCCAGCACGCGAGACATACACCGCCTGTTCAACCATCGACGAGGAGTTGTGCGCCAGTCGCAGCAAGTAACCAACTTCCAGTGCAGCGGTAATTTCATTGTCGAGGCTTTCATTTTCGCGAGACAGGAGATTCCCCTCGCTGACTAATGCATCCGATACGCCATTGACTGGCAGGGTGCGCCGTCGGTTGAGTTCGATTTGCCAGGTGTGCTCGTCGCGATGCTGTTCGAACTCGGTTACGGCATTACGCAGAGAGGTGAAATCCAGTGGCGCCACGAGAGCTTCGCGCATGCCATTACGCAAAAAGATCAGTTTGTCGACGTTATACTGCAAATGCTTATCGAGCGCGTTGGCTACGTTTTCCAGATGATTACGCTGGCTGGAGATATAGGCATCTTCCAGCACCACCACTTCACGCCAGGTGAGCAAGGTGGAAAAAAGCAATACCACGATAAAGCAGAGATTAACGATATGACCAGGCCCCAGGCGGCGTGCGAGTTTTTTCAACCAGCTCTGGTTTTCCATTTTTGTCTCGTGCTGCACCCTGACGACTCCCAACCTGCTTTTTTATGATTCTGGCATAACCCGGCGATAGCGTACCGCAAAACAGCGATAATTTTATAATGGTGGCATGATAAGACGCGACTATCATTCATTGCAGGCATTGGGACACCAGGCCGGATGTGATCCGGCCTGGTGTTAATGATACCCTTTCAAACTTCTTCCGCAGAACGACTCCCCTCCCCCGGAACAAGATCGGTTTCATGAAAAGCTTCCCGCTTGACCCCGTAACCGTCATACCAACGACACTCAACCATACCGCTGGAGTATCCAGTGACAATCATCCGCGGGCCGCCCTCTTTAACCGTAACTTCCTCACTAACCATAAAGCTCATACTCGCCTCCTTTTTTCGAGTGAAACTTGTTCACCTTAGTTGAAGATGGCAAATTTTGCATAATAGCCAGTGCGAGTATTAATGTGCCTGACCGCGCATTTTCGCTACTGCTTTCACTCCCAGCACCACGATGCCGCCGATGATAAATCCAAGAATCAGATTTAAAACAGTCGGTAATATCATCGCCACCACTGCACTTTGCTGCCCGGCGAAATGTTCAATGGCGTGATGCAGCGGCGCAATACCATGTACCACAATCCCGCCGCCGACGAGGAACATCGCCAGCGTGCCGACAATCGATAATGCTTTCATCAGCCAGGGCGCGATAATCAATAACCCTTTACCTAATGCCTGCATCAGCGCGCTGGATTTTTCCGCCAGCCAATACCCCAGGTCATCAATCTTAACGATAACCCCTACCAGACCGTAGACGCCCACGGTCACTACCAGCGCGATGCCTGAAAGCACCAGCACCTGATTAAGCAACGGCGCCTCTGCCACAATCCCCAGCGTGATGGCGACGATTTCCGCAGACAAAATAAAATCGGTACGAATCGCCCCTTTAATTTTGTCCTTTTCAAACTTCAGCGGATCCTGCGCCGCCAGCTTCTCCAGACGCTGCTGGCTCTGCGCTGGATCTTCTTTATGTTTACGCGCCTCCAGCATATGCAGCACTTTCTCTACCCCTTCAAAGCAGAGAAACGCGCCACCAATCATCAACAGTGGCGTAATCGCCCACGGGATAAACGCACTGATGATCAACGCCAGCGGCACCAGAATCACTTTATTGATCAGCGATCCTTTCGCCACGCCCCAGACCACGGGAAGTTCCCGGTTGGCCCGCACGCCTGAAACTTGTTGCGCATTGAGCGATAAATCATCCCCTAATACACCGGCGGTTTTCTTCGCCGCCAGTTTGCCCATCACGGAGATATCGTCCAGCAGTGTGGCGATATCATCGAGCAACGTCAGTAAACTACTCCCGGCCAAAAGCATTCCCTCTCATTTTTATTGTTGAAGGGTGTAAGTATGAAGCAAAAACGGCAGCTCTGATACTTGCTTCACAGGTCAACATTTATTTAACAATCAAGTGCAATTATATCTCTCGCCAGCAGAATGATTTTCACGTTTACTATGAACCACCTTTTTATTTCCGCCGTGAGGGATTATGCGTTTCCGCCAGTTGTTACCGCTTTTTGGCGCGCTGTTTGCGTTGTATATCATTTGGGGCTCAACCTATTTTGTCATTCGGATTGGCGTGGAAAGCTGGCCTCCGTTAATGATGGCGGGCGTTCGATTCCTGGCAGCCGGTATTTTATTGCTGGCATTTTTGCTACTGCGCGGACACAAACTTCCCCCGCTACGTCCGCTGCTCAATGCCGCGCTGATTGGCCTGTTATTGCTGGCTGTCGGTAATGGCATGGTGACGGTTGCCGAACATCAAAATGTTCCTTCCGGCATCGCCGCCGTAGTGGTTGCAACCGTGCCCCTCTTTACCCTGTGCTTCAGCCGCCTGTTTGGCATTAAAACGCGCAAACTGGAATGGGTGGGTATCGCCATTGGGCTTGCCGGAATCATCATGCTCAATAGCGGTGGAAATTTAAGCGGCAATCCGTGGGGCGCGATTCTGATTTTAATCGGCTCGATTAGCTGGGCGTTTGGCTCAGTTTATGGCTCGCGCATTACCTTACCTGTAGGGATGATGGCGGGTGCGATTGAGATGCTGGCGGCAGGCGTGGTGTTAATGATCGCATCGATGATTGCGGGTGAAAAACTGACGGCGCTCCCTTCCCTGTCAGGCTTCCTTGCGGTCGGCTATCTGGCGCTGTTTGGTTCGATTATCGCCATTAACGCTTATATGTATTTAATCCGTAATGTCAGTCCGGCTCTCGCCACCAGCTACGCCTACGTTAACCC